CCGTCAGTTTAATACAGCATATATCGAAATACCAAAAAAGAATGGAAAGTCAGAGCTCGCTGCGGCAGTTGCGCTTTTATTAACTTGTGGCGATGGTGAAAAACGAGCCAAAGTTTATAGCTGTGCCTCGGATAAAAATCAAGCAAAAATTGTGTTTGAAGTAGCCGTTGCTATGGTACGCAAGTCTCCGGCACTATCCAAGAGAGTTAAGATTACTGAATCAACAAAGACCCTTGTATTTATGCCTACGGAGAGTACTTATCAGGTACTCTCAGCGGACGTAGCAAACAAACACGGTTTCAATACACATGGTGTTATTTTCGATGAACTGCACACGCAGCCAAATAGAAAGCTCTACGATGTGATGACCAAAGGCAGCGGTGACGCCCGAATGCAGCCGCTGTATTTCTTAATCACAACAGCCGGCGACAATACGAACTCCATCTGCTATGAGGTGCATCAAAAAGCACTGGATATACTTTCGGGCCGCAAGACGGATCCGACGTTTTATCCTGTAATATTTGGAGCTTCGGAAACAGACGACTGGACGGACCCAAAGGTATGGAAAAAAGCAAACCCTTCCCTTGGTATCACAATAGGAATAGACAAGGTAAAAGCTGCCTGTGAGAGTGCAAAACAGAACCCCGCCGAGGAGAACAGCTTTCGCCAGCTTCGTCTGAACCAGTGGGTCAAACAGGTCGTACGCTGGATGCCGATGGATAAATGGGACGCCTGCGCTTTCAGCGTCGACCCGGAAGCCTTACGTG